CTCGGTTCTGGCTTGGAATGCCGCTGCCGCCCGCCTGAAACGGATAGAGCCCGCCGGTGACGATGTTCATGGCGGAGCCCGACGCATCCTGCATCCCGCCGCTGCGGCCCTGCATGTGGTTCTTGGCGCGCTCTTTCAGCTCGGCTTCGTCAGGGCGACCCTTGATCAGGTTGCGGAACTGCGCAGGCGTGATCAACATGCGGTGCGAGAACGCTTCCATGTCCGCATCGAGACGGCAGTGGTTTTCGTGCAGCACACCGAAGTTTTCCGGTTGCACGAGATGGCACGAGAACTCTTTGTTCACGACGCCGGACTTGAGGAGGCCAAGGCCCTTGCGCAGGCCAATGCCGACCGCCTGCGAGATCAGGTTGTCGGAGTCCGTCTGGCGACAGATCTTTCTGATCCGTGCCGCCGCGACGCGCCCCTTGGATTCGTTCACGATGTTCGGCAGATCGGGATCGGTGATGGCGAAGCGCAACGACACCGGCGAGAACAGCAACGATTCCAGATCGTCCAGCGCCGCGTAGGTCTTGTTGAACATCGCGGGCGCCGCTGCATCCGCCGATCCGGCGGTGGCGTAAGCGTCAAAAAACGCGCCTCTGTTCTGCCGCGCCTGCCGTGAGGACATGCAGATATTTGCGAGATTTCGGGCGAACCCTTCAAGATCGCGTGAAGGTATGTGCATGTCATCCCATCCTATCGTTTTGATAAAGCACGACTTTTCCCGTTTATGCCTTGACACAACTTCTTCAGCCACCGTAAGCTGTGTGTGTTGGGATGGTAAGCTCTCTCAACGTCCCCAGCAATAGGAGTTTAACATGAACGCTCTTCCCTTCGAGATCTCCATCGACAAGCGTGGCCGTAAGATGCACCGCAAGGGCCGCAAGTAATTGCAGCTTCGAAAAACGGGGGCCGTGAGGCCTCCGTTTTTCACCTTTTCTAGGAGTGATAAAATGGCCGCTCGCACCAAACGCCGCACCTGCCGCTGAACTACTCTAATTCAGAGAGTGTAGATTATGGCTTTACCGCCCATGCCAATGCCCGGTGGCCCTGCCGGTCCCGGTGGCCCTGCTGGTCCGGGACTTCCCGGCGCTATGCCCCCGATGGGCGGCGCAGGTCCGGCTACTATGCCCGGCCCGATGGCTGGCTCTGGGCAGCAAGGCGTAGCCGCTCTCAAAACGGGTCTTGAAGCGCTTCAAAAAGCGCTTCCCCAGCTGCCGATGGGTTCGGCCCTCCACCAATCGGTGTTGAAGGCTGTCGCCGACATTGGCAAGCATCTCGAAAAAGAAGGCGGCGGAGGCGGCGACCAGATGGGCGCGATCCAGCAGCTTATGGAATTGGCGCGTGCCGCCAAAACGCAGCCGAACATGGCTGGCATGATGCCGGGCGGAGCAGGCGCCCCGCCCCCACCAACACCGCCGATGGGCGCATAGGAGAATATCATGGCACAGGGAAAAGTTCCTACCCCTTACGTGAATGACGTCAAGGAAGACAACAGCATCATGCACTACGTCGAGTTCCCCACGATGGGGATCGGCGCGCGCAAGTCTGGGCTTCCTTCGGGCGGCACCAATCACATCAACAGCCTTGAGCATGTTGGCAGTGACGCTTCGCGCGGCAAGGGCAAGAATGGTTCGACCGCTCCCAAGGGTCGCGAGTAAGCCATGACCATGACCCCTGAACAGATTGCCCTGCACCGCTCGAAAGAGCTGATCGACGCGCTCTGGAATGATGGCGAAGTCGGCAAGAAGATCCAGCAGGCCGCGAAGGCCAAGTGGAATGACGTCAAGACGACCGACGACATGATGTCGCCGATCATCGAACCCCACCTCAACAAGCTCAAGGCGATGGAAGAGAAGTATGAAAAGCTTCTCGAAGAGCGTCTTGAGGAGAAGCGCGCGAATGAAGATGAGCGCGTCAAGGTCAAGCTCGAAGAACAGCTCGAAAAGGCTCGGCGCGAATATAATCTGACTGAAGAAGGCTTCAATCAGATGATCGACCGCATGAAGAGCACGGGCAACTATTCGGACGCAGAGGCCGCTGCGGCTTATGTCGCCAGCAAGGCCCCGCCAGCAAAGGTTGCCGGTCCCACTTGGGCTCCGCAGGATCTCGATCTCTTCGGGTCTAAGAACCGCAACGATGCACTGGTTGAACTCCATCGTGACCCAATGGCCTACATGGATTCACAGCTCTCCGAATTTGTCAGCGACCCCGACAAATATGTTCGCGATACCCTCGGTCGCGCGGCGTAACTAAAGGACGTAACCCATGGCTCTACCTACCTCACCAGTAGCCACGCTGACCGGAAGCGGTATTACCCCGTCCGGCGCGCTTGGCGCCCAGCTCGCCGCCCTCACACGGCGCGCTTTCTTGCCTTCCGTCTACGTGCAGATCTATCAGTCCCACCCCCTCCTCAGCCTGTTCATGTCGAACGCCAAGGCTGCGCGCGGCGGTGTCAGCCAGATCACGGTTCCGGTGCAGGGGTCGTCTTTCGTCTCCTTCAACTGGGGCTCGTTCGCTGGCGACTTCCCGATGCCCACCGATCAGGCCGCGATCCAGAACGCTCAGTTCTCGCTCAAGCTCGGCATGGTTCCGGTCGGTTTCTTCGGGATGGAAGCGATCATCCAGTCCTCGGAAGTGGTCATCCCCAAGCTCCGCGCAGTGATGTCGGATGCGGCGGTCGTGATCAAGCAGGCCTACGCGCAGGCGCTGTATTCCAACAACTACGCCAACACGCAGGTGTGGGACTCGCTGACGCAAGCCTATGACGACGGCACGAACGTCCCGTCCTACGGCGGCATCTCGCGCACCCCCGGCTCGTTCTGGTCCGGCCAGCTGATCACGAACACGGGCGCTGCGGCGACCACTCGTGTCGGCATGGCCCAGCTTCTCACCCGCATCCAGTCTGGTGCTGGCGGTGAAGCCCCGGATTACGCCGTGATGAACCCCGCCAACTGGGCGGAACTCATGTCCGACTTCATGTCGCTTGAGATGTTCACCACCAAGCCGCGCTCGATCTACGAGAAGGACGACGCCGTGAACGCGGGCTTCCGCGCCATTCGCGTCCTCGACACGCCGATCTTCCCCGATCCCTTCTGCCCTCTTGGCACCTGCATCGTGGTGAACTCGCGCTACACCGGCCTCTACATGTCTGAATACGCCCCCATGACCTTCTCTGGTTTCGAAAGCCAGATCCCGGTCGGGCAGATCTCCGACATTGGTGTTCTGATCTCGGCAGCCGATCTCGTCTGCGCGAAGCCCTCGTCCGGCGCTCAGATCACCGGCATCACCGGCGCCGCGTGGCCCAACGTTCCGGGCACGTCGCCCGCAGTCCTCTGATAGGAGCTTCCTATGGGTCTTTTTTCTGGTTCCGGCGTACTTCCTTCTCTGAAGGGCGTTGCCACTAACGTCATCAACCTCCAGTCCGGTCAGGTCCAGACGATCTCCCCGGCTGGCTGGTACATGGTCAACACCGGCCTCTACACCACTGTGCAGCAGTACGACCCGATCACGGGTATCTGGCGCAACATTGGCAACGGCGACCATCAGGGCGGCGTTCGCTACATCTACTCCGATGGCGTGAACTATCGCCTCGCCAACCAGACCGGCGCGGTCGTGGGTGCGCTCCTGACCAACGCTGGTTCGGGCTACACCTCCGCTCCGACGGTCACTGCCTCGGCTGGCAGCTCGATCTGGCGCGCGATTGTCGGCGGTGCGGTCAACACCACCGTCACCGTGACCAACGGCGGCACCAACTACACCTATCCCCCGATTGTGCAGTTCGCTGCTCCCCCGGCGGGCGGTGTTCAGGCCACCGGCTACGCCACCTTGAGCGGCAGCGCCGTGGCCTCGGTGACCGTGACCAATCAGGGCGCCGGTTACGCCTCTGCCCCGACCGTTGTGTTCATCAACGATCCCCGCGAAGGCGTGAATGGCGTGACGCAGGGTTACAACGCTGCGGCCACCGCCACCCTCACGGGTTCGGGCACGGTCACTGCGGTCCTTTGCGTTGATCATGGTCAGGGCGGCCTGACGGCTGTTCCCACCCTGTCCTTCGGTGGTGGCGGCGGCGCCAGCGCGGCGGCGACGGCGATCATGTGCTGGTCGATCACTGCTTACGCGGCGGGCACGGCTGGCGCCGGTCTTTCGGGTTCTGTGGCTCAGATCAGCGCGGAAGACGCTTTCCCGACCACTGCGGCGGCGTATACCAACCCCTACACCCAGTCGGGTCTGGTGCGCACGCGCAACGCCAACATCAAGGCTCCGATCTCCAGCGGCGGCATCACCGCCACCGGCCAGATCATCAACGATGGTGGCGTCTACACTTCGTCTCCGACCCCGCTTGTTATCGCGACCGCTTCGGTCGTGACAACCGCCCCCGTTGTGACCTTCACGATGGGCGGCCAGAGCGATACGACCTATCTGACGCAAGTCTGATAGCGCGACTCTGATCAATGAAGCCCGTGCTTGCGGTGACGCGGGCACGGGCTTTAACTTTTTCGGACGGTTCGCATGTCTCTTAGCCAGCTTTTGAACGACACCTCGGCGCTGTTGAACGATCAGAACTACACGTTCATCTCGCAAAGCCAACTGACCCGCTGGGTCAACACGGCGCGCAGAAATGCCGCCAAACGGACGGGGTGCATCCGCCGTCTGATCTCTGGGCAATCCGCGTTCGGCGCATCAGCGGTCGCGGGAAGCGCCATTCCTTCGGGTATGCAGCCGGGCGCGCTGCCGTGGGCGTTCACCAACTCGAACACGCAGGTGCCGTTTCCCGGCAACAACGGTGACTTCAACACCGACTACAACAACGACTTCAACACCCTGCAATACAACAACAACTATCCGATCAACTATTCGCCGAACGGCCCGCTGCCTACGGCCTACGGCGCCGTGACCAATGCGTGCATGACGATCCCCGGCGTCGAGCGTTATCCTTTCGTCGGGTTCTTCAACAACTTCCTCAAGGCGCAGTATGCGGGCACGGCGTATATTTACGACGCCATCTCCTGCGCCGTGAACTGGGGCGGCACCACCAAGCCGACTTTGGACTGGCTCCCATGGGATGAGTTTCAGGCCTACTGCCGGTCCTATGCCGTTCTGAACATGTCCTACCCCGCCGTCTGGTCCGTTTATAACGACGGACCCACCGCCGAAATCTGGATGTTTCCGGTGCCCTCGCAGTATTGCGAAATCGACCTTGACGTGTCGGCGGCGCCCATCGACCTCGTGACCGACGCCGATTACGACGCCATTCCGCAAGGTTTTCAGGAAGCTCTAAAATACGGCGCCGCAGCCATTGCTTTCGAATCGTCGGGGCGTTTCGCGCAAGCACAGGTCATGGAAGACCGCTTTGCGGAAAACCTCGGCATCGCGCGCGTGGCGGTTGATCGGGGCAAGACACCCTCGTATTATCGGTCCAGCATATAAAAGGGCGATCCGATGGCTGGCGTTCACGATCAAGTTGCGTCCACAATCTCGCTTGCGCGCGTCTTGTTGGGCGCGCTTGACCTGCGGCAGGAAATGACGCCGGTCAGGACCGCCACACTCAAGCTGATCCTCGACACGTTCATCGAGAACGGATCGACGAACCAAAACCTGCGCGTCATGGAATCGACCGGTAACGAGGTCGGCGCCTTGATGGCGGCGTTCACCGCCGTGAAGGGACAACATGGCAAGCAATCCTGACATCTCCGCCAAGGCAGGGCAGGCGCTCGGTCTCCCGCCCGGTTTCAAGATCCACACGCCGTTCCCGTTCAAGGGCATGAACGTGCAGGATGCGCCGCACGCGATTGAAGATCAGGAATTTACGTGGGTCGAGAACTTCGTCCGTCTTGGCAACGGCCAGCTTCGCACGTTGTGGGACAAAGGGCCGTCAAGCTACAACGCGCCCAGCGGCTTGACCATCGTCTATTTCAAATTCTACACGCTGGCGGTGACGCAGTATTGCGCCATTTTTCTGTCTGACGGCTCGGCGGTCCAGCTCGATCTGGCGACAGCGGCGCTCACGACAATCGGCCCCGCCGGAACGTTCTATGATTCCGGCACGGGCGATCTGCCCTATGCGCGGCAATGGGGCTCGACCTATCTGCTGATCTGCAACCGCAACACGACCAACGACTATTGGGCGTGGGACGGCACCTTGCTGTACGGCGCAGGCACGGCGGCGCCGCAAGGCGTCACGCTGACCTCAATCGGCTTCTCCTACTCCAGCAGTCCCACGATCACCGCTTTTGGCGGCAACGGCAGCGGAATGACTTTCAGCTCCGTCGTGAACAATGGCGGCATCGCTGAAGTCAACATCACCAATCCCGGATCGGGCTATCTGCCCGGCGACATCGTGCAGTTGGCGTTCTCTGGCGGCGGTTCGGACACCTCTGCAATTCTGCAAGCGGAATTGTCCAGCGGATCGGTTGGCGGCGTGTCGATCACGGCGGCGGGTTCCGGCTATACGACGGCAACCATTGCTTTCTCTGGCGGCGGTGGCGGTTCTGGCGCGACAGGCACCGTGATCATCAGCACTGGCGAAGTCACAGGCACGACCAGTCTCATCGGCGGCAGCGGCTACACCACCGCGCCAACGGTATCGTTTTCCGGGGGTGGCGGAACCGGTGCAGCGGCCACGGCCACCGTTTCGGGCGGCGCAGTCACGTCGCTCGTCATCACCGATGGCGGCACGGGCTACACGAGCGCCCCCACAATTGCTTTTTCCGGTCCCGGCACCGGCGCGTCCGCCACAGCGGTCATCACCGGACAAGGTAAGATCGCCGGTGTGGTGATCACCAACGGCGGCACTGGCTACACGACGGCGCCTATCGCAACGATCAGCGGAACCGGCTCCGGCGCCTTGGCGCAGGCCGTGCTGGCCCCTGTCGGCGTGGCCGCCATCAACGTGATCAACGGAGGCACCGGTTTCACGTCCGCCCCGCTCCTCACAATCGTTGGCGGTGGCGGTTCTGGCGCAACGGCCACTGTCGTTTTAAGCCCCGCGTCCATAGCTGCGATCAATGTCACCGCAGGTGGGTCGGGTTACACGTCCGCGCCGACCGTCAGCTTCACCGGCGGCGGCAGCGGGGCGACCTTGCCGACGGCGACCGCCAATCTGAACGGAGATATGGTCAGCTCGATCACCATCACCGATGCAGGCAGCGGCATCACCACCTCGGTGCAGGTTATTTTGTCCGGCGGCGGTGGCGCAGGCGCTGGCGGCACGGTCTTGCTCAACGCCACGTCAATCCAATCCGTTATCGTGTCGTCGAGCGGCCAGTATTACACCACGGCTCCCGAAGTGGAGATCTCCGCAGGAGCAAACAGCGCCGCCTACGCGACCGTGACCCTCATGCCCTACGGCATCTCTGGATCGGCGATGGAGACCTACCTGTCGCGCGTTTGGATCGTCAATCCGGCGACCCAACCCTATTCCACGACGCCGCCCGGCAACTTGTGGTCGTTCAGCGCGCCGGGGTCGATCTCCGATTTCGCGCCGTCTGACGGCGGCGGGTCTTCCGTCAACACCGACGCCTTTCTGCAAACGAACTACGTCAACGTGCGCCAGTCGTCGGGGTATCTGTACTTCTTCGGCAACGGCTCGGTCTCCGTGGTGTCGAACGTCAGCACGGCGGGCACACCGCTTGTCACGTCGTACACTTATCAGAACGTCGATCCGCAGTCAGGCGCCAGTTTCCGCGACTCCGTGCAGGAGTTCGGCAAATCGCTTGTCGTGTCGAACGAGATGGGTGTTTACGCGGTGTTTGGCGGCTCGATGGCTAACATTTCGACCAAACTGACGCAGCTGTTCACGAACGCCCTGTATCCGGGCACCGGCGGCATCACCCCCTCGTCGGCGACGGTCACGATCTACAACATCAAATACTACGTCAATTATTTGACAGTTATCGACCCTGATCTGGGCACGCCGCGCAATGTCATGCTCTTGTACAACGAAAAAGAGTGGACCATCGCCAGCCAGACCGGAAACCTGACCTTCATCGGCACCCAGAAGGTCGGCAGCGTTTACAACGGTTGGGGCACGGACGGCACGGGCTTGTATCCGCTGTTCTTCACGCCCTCCACCAACTTGGTGAAGCGCCTCGACACGAAGATCTACGGCGCCGACAAGATGTTCGTGCAGAAGCAGGCGCTCGCCGTTTATCTGCAAGCGACGGACAACAGCTCGACGCTCGCAGGCATCTCCGGCCAGCTCTTGTTGTCGGTGTCGGGCATCGCCTTACAAAACGCCTTCCAGCCCAGCCTTCAAAGTGGTACATATAACGTGTCGCTTGTTCAACCGGACTTCCAGTCGCCGTATCCGTATTATGGTTTCTGGGGCTCTTCGCTCGAAGGCGTGGGTTTCGTGATGGCGGGGTTGCGGTTCTTAACCGCGAGCCCGGACTTCACGTTGGGACACATACTCATGGGCTACTCCGACGTGGTGGCCTCGTACTGATAGGAGCACGACATGAAGAACCAACCCCTACGCAAGCTAAACTTCGAAAAGCTGATCCAGAAGGGTGAAAACCCCAAGGGCTTCACCGCCCAGACCCCCAACGGCACCGCGCATTGGGAAGGCACCGGCTGGAACAAGGATTATTTCAGCAACTACGACGTGCCGCAGGTCGCACCTGACGCCACACGCCCTGCCGGACGTTCAAACCGCACCGGTGAGTGATGCTTGCGGCTCTGCTGAACGTGCCAAAGACTGACGCCGAATGGCGTCAGTTTTCCTACGATCATCGCGACAGCCACGACAGGATCCGCGCGGCGATCAAGAAGAAATACGGCGTCGATCTGACCGATTACGTGATTGACCCGATCAACCCGGACAGCCTGCAACAGTTCTTGCAGGACAATGCGTCGTTGCACACCGACATGAACGGGATTTTAAAATCGCAGTCGTCCGATCTGTTGGATGTGGACATCAACGATCCAAAGCAGCTCGATTCGTGGATCAACCTGAACTACCAAGAACATCAAAACGCAGAGCAACTTTTGGGGATATAGATGCTCAAATTCGCCGTGGAAACCTTAGCTGATGTGAGGGAAGAGTGCGGCGACCTGATTGCCGCACATTGGCGCGAAATTGCCGTGTGGCAGGATATACCGCTCGACCCAGATTGGGTCGCCTATGAGAACCTTGAGCGGATTGGGATGCTGTCGATCTACACCGTGCGCACCGAAAACAACAAACTGGTCGGCTACGCGGTTTTCATCATGCGCAAGCACATCCACTACAAGGGCCACAGCTGGGCCGCCAACGACATCGTGTTCGTCGATCCTGACTATCGAGACGGTCGCGTTGGCCGAAATCTGGTCAAGTTCTGGGAGCAGGATCTGAAGGCTCGCGGTATCAATGTGGTCCATGTTAATGTTAAAGTAGGCCACCCGGCTCTGGATCTTGTGCTCCGGTTCGAGAAGTACAAGACTGTCGAGCACGGGCTTGAGAAGAGGTTGAACTGATGGGCGTTGCAGCTGGAGCGGTATTTGGAGGCCTTGCCGACGTAGGTGCAGGAGCTGCTGTGGATGCAGCTGCAACCGGCATCGGCACCGGGCTCGCTGATGCGGCGGCGTTTTCGCTGCCTGAAGCAACAGCGGCGGGCATTGAAGGCGGCATAGCGGATGCGTCGCTTGCAGGTGCTGCCGGAGCTGCGGCGGGCGGGGAAGCCCTTGCAGGCGCCGCATCTGATTTTGCTTTGCCTAGCGCGACGGCGGAGGGTATTGATGCGGGCATCTCCGCAGCAACCCCCGGCTTGTACGCCCCGGTGGATGCTGGATTGACGGACGCTGCCGCCGCGACTTCTGGAGGCGGAACGCTGGCGCCTGCGACAGGAGGCGCGCTCGCGCCGTCCGCAAGCCCGGCAGTGAGCGGTCTGGGCGCTGCATCGACGGATGTTGCCCCCGGTCTTGCGGCTGGGACCGACCTTCCGCTGACGCAGGCGCCGGACGTGGCGGCTTCGACGGGTGCGACCGCGCCGCTCGACGCTTCTGCACCGGTTTCGACGGCGACAACCGCACCAAGCGCGGCGACCGGGCAAGTGGCATCATTGGATTCCACTGTAGGCCCGTCAGGTTTGGCGCAAGGGCCGCTCGCATCTACTGGCGGCACAACCGATGCGTTCAGTGCGTCCGCTGAAGGAGGTGCAGGGCAGGCCGCGCAAGGCGCTCAACTTGGGACTGCTCCGGCAAGCACTTCGCTGTCTACACCCGCAATTACAGAAAGCGCTGTGAACAGCGCGCCTACTTTGGGGCAGGGGGCAAGCGCTAATTTGAGCGGGCAATCGCTACAGAGCTCTTTAGGTTCGGAAGCATTGGCTGGACAGAACAGTCAGTACCTCGCAACGACTGCGGGCACGACACCTTCAGTGGCGGGCTCCGCCACTACAGCGGGAACGGCGGCAGCCCCAGTGGACGCCAGCTCGTTGGGTTACAACGCTCAAGATCTTGCGGGTCCGGCAGGAAGTCCAAATATTGCGGCTTCCACGGGCGGGGTTATCGACTTGACCACGCCTGCCGCACAGGCGGGCGGCGAAGGGCTTCTTGGTCAGGCGGGAAGCTACCTCGCCAAAAACCCGACCTCCGTGCTGTCGGCGTTGGGGCTTGCGGCCAACATGCTGAAGGGCAACCAGATGCCCAAATACTCCGGCCAGTTGTCGGCGGAGGCGGCGCAACTGCAAGCGCAAGGCGCTCAGCTGCAAGGCTATCTCACGTCAGGCACCTTGCCGCCCGGCGTCGGCGCCAGCTTGTCGGCGGCGCACGATTCAGTGGCGGCCACGATCCGGTCGCAGTATGCTGCGCGCGGCATGTCGGGGTCGTCTGCCGAAATGCAAGACCTCAACAATCTGGCGCAGACCACCGTCACGCAGGGCGCGCAAATCGCCTCGAACTTGTTGCAGACCGGCGTCAGCGAGCAACAATTCGCGTCAGGGTTGTATCAGAACTTGATGGCGACTTCGATGCAGCAAGACACGAACATGAGCAACGCGATTGCGGGCTTCACCAATGCGATGGCGAACAGCGCCGCCAGAACAGCGGCTACGCAAACGCCGGTATAAGGTAACGCACCATGCCTCCTGACAACACCGATGACGACGCCAAGAAAGCCGCCGCTGACGCCGAAGCTGCCAAAAAAGCTGCGGACGCCGCGCAGTCGCCGCTTGTCAACAAGGGTGCAGCCCCATCGCTTAACCTTGCGGGCGGTGGCGGGCCGTTGGCGGGTGCAGTGACTGAGACCGACGAGGCTAAAGAAGAGCGTCTAGCCAATGCGGCTGACGCAGCCAAAGCCGCGCAAATCGCTTCTTCAAAGGAAGCGCTCAAGAAAAGACAACAAGGTGAAGCGGCCATCGACGTGGCGGCAGCTACGGACGACCGTGAAACGCTTGAACGACAGAACAAGATGCAGCGTGATTTTGACATTGACGTCAAATCAGGAAAATTAAAGCACGGCGAATTTACGCCTATCCCCTACAAACCCACCAAACCGACAAGCCCTGTCGAGCAGTGGGGCTCCATGGCGATGATGTTCGCCATGTTGGGGTCTTTGTTCACGCGCAATCACGCTGTAACTGCTTTGAACGCGGCAGCTGCCGCCATGAACGGTTACAAACAAGGCGACGAAGCGGCGTCAAAACAAGCGTTTGAGGAATGGAAGGTCGCCAACGACAACATGCTGAAAGCCGCCGAATTTCAGGAGAAGGCTTACGCGCAAGCACTCAAAGGCTTGGAAGATCGCAAACAGTACGAACGCGAAATGAACACCGCCAGAGGAAAAGAGCGAACCGCGCAATTAAAGGCTTTAGCTACGGCTTTTCAAGACACCACCTATTTGGCGGAGATGGAGGCTAATGCGGCTACCGGAGGGTATGACGGATATATCCGACACAAAAAAATGCTCGCAGACGGAGCCGAAGCAAGCGTAAAAGCGACGGAAGCCAAAGAAAAAATGGACGCAAACGCGGCTTTCAGAAACATGGAAAAATCTGGCGCTCTGGATAACCCAACGCTTGAGACAATAAACACCGTATCCGCTTTGGGAAGTCCTTTGGGTTCTGCGTGGGTGAAAGGAAAAGCTGCGCAGATCGCGCTGCAAGAAACGCGGAAACGCGATGCCGAGAACACTGCGGAATTTCAAAAAGCCAAGGAGGCTGGCGATCACGAAACGATGGACGCATTGCTGGCGCCCTTTGATCCTCTGGCTGCTAAACGCGCGTCAAAAAGGCTCGAAGAAGAATCTAAGAAGATGACCCCTGAAGTTACAAAACAGTGGAT